TGGGATACCGGGACCGGAGTTCGTCCCGGCGGCCGAGCAACTGGCGGCGGCTATCGCGCGCACCGATATTGTGTGCGTGCCTCAGTCTTACCAAGGAAAGCGGAACCAATACGGGGCGAAAGTGCGGGAATCCCTGGAGCTGTGGGACATCGAATTGAAGCCGACCGCCCTGATCGGCGACGCCCATGTCTGCTGGTTTCTGCTGTTCGATATGTGGCTGGTGGGGCTGTTGCAACGCCGCCGCGTGTTGATCGTGAACAATGAGGCCGACAAGGTCGCTAATGCCCTGCTCACCAAGACCGTACCGGGGCCACTGAAGGAATGGTGGCCGCCCAACTGGATTCACGTAACGGGTGCCGACGCGATTATGCTCGGGGAGGGTCTGGCCGGTTCCGCGAAGGCTCTGCACGAGGTGGAGGCGCTCACGGAGAAGCCGGATATCGCGCTGGTGGGAGCCGGGGCGCGCTCCGCCCACTTGGTAACTAGCATTGCCGAGATGCTCTCTATCCCGGTGATCGAACTGGGCGCCGCCTGCCTGAACTTCCACAGGCCGTTCGCCACGCAATCAGGCTATGACAAGATGATGGCACTCTACCAGAAGGAAGGATAACGTGAGCGCCCTCGCCGAGCGCATCATTGCCGCGGCATCTACCATGGCCCCGATGCAAATCGAGGGAATGCGACAGGCGCTGATTGCCGTCAACGTCTCTCTGCCTGGCAACCGAGACCTCTGGAAAGCCGCCGCGGAAAGCTTCCATGCTGCCAGTAATGGCAGTTCCGTGGCTGACATGCGGAGGGCATTGGCGGAGTTGCCACTGGAGTCATGGCGCGCCCTAGATGACTGCGTAGTAATGCTCGCGCGAGGCAACGTGTTCGACGAGCATTGCGACTTCCTGCCCGAAGGTGGTCTGCAGTTCGCGCTTTCCTGGCGAACGCAACAGTTTATTGACGCCGTGCAGGAATATCTACCGGACGGCGGGCGCGTGCTGGACGTGGGGTGCTGGCAGGGAACCATGGGTTGCGAGTTGCTGCAGCGCGGCTTCTCGGTTGGCTTTACGGACTTATGCGAAGAATGCGAGGAGGAGGTGGGGCGACGCGTCGCGCACCTGCGCGCGGAAACGGGCAATTGCCTGGGATTCTTCGGCGGGTGGGCGCATGAGGTGCTCGCAAAGTTCCCCGCCGGGCATTTCGATCTGGTGACCTGCCAGGAGACGCTGGAACATCTGCCCGAAGCAGTGCTCGCGAAGACCTGTGCGGAGATGTGGCGTGTGGCGAATCGAGGGGTATTGATTGAGGTTCCCGGCTGGGATGACGGCGCGGTGCTGCACCTACGCGTCTTCACCGTGGAGGCATTGACGGCGCTCTTCCCGGAAGCCTCTCCGACAGTGCTCCGAGGACCGGGCGCAATGACCTACACGACGGTGCTGTTTGAGAAGTAGATACCTGCAACGGAAAGGCGAGGCGAGATGACGGATTACTCGATATGGCAACCAGGTCTCAGTGCGACAGTAGGAGAGACGTTCATGCCGATGGCGCGCCTCTACGAGTTGGCCGGCCTCGTGCCGGCCGATCAACAGATCGTGGAGGTAGGCAGTTACTGCGGGAAGTCCGCCCTCACGATGGCGGCGGGAGCGAAAGAGGGAGCGGGAGCGCGGGTCTATCACGTAGATACCTGGGGCCTGCCCATCGCGCCGGCGAACCCCTACAACGTCATTGGGAACCTCGGTTACATCATCCAGCGCGCCGAGGCGATGGGGCTCATCTCCCAAATCACGCCCATTCGCGGCTACTCGGCCGAGATCGCGACCATTCGCTCCTGGCAGATCGGGCTCATCTTCATCGACGCGGGGCACTACCGCGCCGACATCGAGTCTGATATCGCAGCCTGGCTTCCGCAGGTAATGCCGGGGGGTTGGGCGCTCTTCCATGACTACACCTACCCGCTCAGCCCCGACGTGAAGCTCGTACTGGACGAGTGGTACGCGCGGGTCGGTCCGAACGGAACCGGCGAGTGGGGCCAGTGGCGCATCATCGAACCCATTGAGGCGACATGGACGGTGGAGGCGCGGAGGCTACCGTGAAGGTTCTGATCGGCGGACTCATCCATGACCGCGGGCAGATCACGGACTGCTACCTGCGGCACCTGCGGGAGCTTGACGTATCTGGCATGGAAGTGCGGTGGTTCTTCATCGGTGATGGACTATGCCCGGAACTTGAGGAGTGGCTCTATGACACTCGGGGCTGTACCCGCGAGGAAGGAGAAAGAAATCAACTGATACAAAGCACCCTCGGCCGCGGCGCGTGGATTCATGTGAATGACGATGGCCCCCACTGGAGCCGCTCCCGCGTAAAGCGAGACGATGTGGAGGGTCGCCCGGAGTTCCGACGCCTGGCATTTCTGCGAAACATCCTGCGCGAACGGGCGATCATGGAGGATGTGGATGCCCTTATCAGCATCGACAGCGATATCTGCGTGCCGCCAGACTTGGTACAGCGGTTTGCTGAGACGGGGAAACCGTGGGTGAGTGCGCTGGTGGATAATTCGGCGAGGAGGGACGGCAACGGCGATCAGGAGCTGGTGCGAATGGGCGGAGGGGAGCGAACCTACAACCATCCCTGCTACAACATCTGCGAGCGGGACCCAGCCACGCGGCGGATACTGCCAGACTTCGTGAACGGCGGAGAGGCGTGGTCGACGGGCGCGGTATGCTTCTACTCGCGGGAATTGCTGGAGCGGGCGCGCTGGGTATGGGATAAGGGCGGAGAGGATTTCGGATTCAGCGACATGGCGAAGACGGCCGGTTATCGGGCGCGGTATCTGCCCGTCGTATGTGACCATCTGATGACGCCGGAACGATTGGCGGCGCACATGGAGACCTGCGCGCTATGTCAGGATTGACAGGCGACCGGGTAACGGCGCCGGAAACGAAAACCATGCGGATCGTCTCCTGTCCGGTCTGCGGAAGGATAGCCTGCCAGGCCACCGGCGACATCCTCATCCGGTGTAAGAAGTGCGCGGCCTGGTTCTGCGAGAAGTCGAGCGGGGAGAGCGAAGTATTGAAGGATGGGAAGATGCATCCGCAGAAGCCTTCGGGGGCAAACGGAGGATAACCATGATACCGGACCTGGCGCTCATAGTCGGCGGTTACGTGATCTTCAGGGCAATCCAGGCCATACTCCCCGACAGGGACGGGCCCAGGACTGCCCGCGCGGTGGTCGTGGTGCTGGCGGTAGTTCTGGCATTGGGCACGATCCTGCTGTGCGCGGACATCTGGCGTCGTGGAACGACCCTTGACGGTGGTTGGACTTCCCCTGCCGCGGTTGAAAACGCCGATGATCTAAACGCACGAGCTCTCGCTGAGATCGACCGGCAGCAGACTTACCTTGACGCGACCCGGGCAGAGCATGAGGTAGACCCCGATCCGCTTCGACGGCGGCTGCACCAGGCGAACGATGATCGCTACCAAAGCGAACTGGATAGGCTCCGCAGGGAATGTCTGGAATAAAGCCCTAGACAAAGCACGCCCTTTGTGGTATACGTGATTTAGACGCATGACAACTGCATACATGCACCCGAGGCCCTAGCGGCCCAGTGTAGACAGAGACCCTTAGCGGTCCGAAACGCACAGCGATGTGCGGAGCGGGCCGCTTCTTTGTTGGCCCCTCCGCAGGAGCAAGCAGATGACTGAACTGGTCAATGTGGAGGCCGACGAGGTCTCGCTCGTAGACTCGGCGGCCAACCGCAAACGACTTCTGCTCTACAAGGCAGAGAACGGAGGGGCAGAGATGCCCGGGTTTAGTGACAAGGGCCCTGATCTGCTCGGCACTCGGATCAACACCGCCGACCAACACGAGGATGCCATTCTCGGTAAGGTGGGGGAGATCCGAAAGGCCGCAGATCAGCCCTTCGGTGAGGAGGAGCGCGATACGGCACTTGCGCTCCTGCGTGTCGCTGGCTCCACCGATGCTCCCGCTGAGAAGCGGGCAGCGATGGTGGCAGCCCTGATGGGCACGCCCGACAAGGTTGAGAAGCAGGACGCGAAGCCAGTCGAGAAGACAACGACCAAGCCCGATCCGACCGTGGCCGAGTTGGTGAAGGCGGCTGTCGCGGAGGCTGTCGTGGAACTCCGAAAAGAGGGCGTGGAGAAGGACAAGCACATCGATGCTCTCCTCGCCCAGAGTCGCAAGTCCACGGCGGTAGCGAAGGCTGCCAAGACGCAGGCTCTCGGCAGCCGCGACAAGCTCGCCGACATCATCGAGAAGGCCGAGGCCGCGGGATTCGGCGAGGATCTCGTCGCCATCCTGACGGCCAACGGAGAAGCGGTCGCGAAGAGCCGCCTCTTCCTCGAACTCGGCTCCAGTGCAGCCCCCGAAGGTTCCGCTCTCGCGAAGATGGAGGCGCTGGCAAGGGAGCGCGTCGCCAAGTCAACCGAGAAGGTGACCTTCGAGCAGGCGCTGGTGCTTGTGGGCGAGGAGCACCCCGAACTCTACCGGCAGTACGTCGCCGAGAGAGGGGAGGTCCACTAACATGGCCTATGAGGAAGGACTTCACAGCATCACCCTCGTGGCTGGTGCAGACCTCTCTGACTACCAGTATCACCTCGTCAAAGCGAGTGCGTCGGGCGAGGTGAACGTCTGCACGGACGCCGGGGATAGGGCCATCGGTATCCTCCAGAACAAGCCGGAGGATGGCCAGGCCGCGACCGTCGGCGTCCGCGGAGTAAGCAAGTTCGCTCCGGGCGCTGACATTGATGCCGACGACTGCATCGGTCCCGATGCGAGCTCGAACGGCATCGCGACCACGACTGCCGCCCATTTCGCCATTGGCGTCGCCCTGGAAGACCACGAGGTCGGGGCCACCCCCGACGACGAGTTGGCAACTGTTCTGCTGACCGGGCCTTTCCATCCGGCGGTGAGCTAGGAAGGATATAGCACATGGAACCCACTCCTGGCGATGTTCATGTAGATAGATTCCTGACCAACGTCTCGGTCAATTACATGCAGCGACCCGAAAGGTTCGTTGCGGACCGGATCTTCCCCCTGATTCCGGTCAGCTTCAGGTCTGACAAGATCGTGAAGCTCGACAAGCAGCCGTGGTTCCGCCGCATGGCGAAGCCGCGCGCACCGGCTACCGAGTCTGCGGGAGGCGGCTACACGGTCGGGTCGCAACCGTATAACTGCGAGGTCTACGCCATTCACAAGGATGTGGACGACCAGACCCGCGCCAACACCGACTCCCCGCTGGCCCCGGATCGGAACGCCACGGACTTCGTGATGAACCAGTTGCGGCTGGAACGGGAGATCGCGTTCTTCACGGCCTACTTCGTGACCGGCGTTTGGGGCACGGAGTGGTCGGGGGTCGCGTCTGACACCCCGGATGCCGCTGCCTACGAGGTCGAGCAATGGGACCGTGCTGGCTCGACGCCGATCGCCGACGTGATCGGCCGATGCACGGATGTCCAGGAGCTCTGCGGTTGGCGGCCGAATGTCGGCGTCATGCAGCGCCACGTATTCGACGCGCTGAAGACCAACGCCGACATCGTCAGCCGCGTTCAGTACACCTCCCGCGATTCCATCGACACGGCGATCCTCGCCCGGCTCTTCGAGCTGGACGACCTAATGATCACCGACGCCGTGTATGACTCCGCCAACGAAGGTGCGGACCCGTCGATGGCTTTCGTCGGGGGCAAGAACATGCTTCTGGCTTACCGGACGTCGACCCCGGCGCTGGACATGCCGAGCGCCGGCTACATCCCGTCCTGGACCGGATACCTTGGCGCGAGCGCCTTCGGGACCCGCGTCAAGAAGTTCCGGATGGAGCACTTGAACTCCGATCGCGTCGAAGGCGAACTCGCCTATGACATGCTGCCAGTCTGCACCGATGCGGCGGCCTTCTTGCTCGACGTTGTCGGCTAGTCGCACTCGCCTCCGGTTGGGTCGGGGGTAGGCTCTCCGCCCCCGGCCCAACTATGCCGAGGAGGATAAGACATGGCGGCGACATATAGCGGCAACCCATCTGCCTCCGACCGGGATATGCTGAGGTTTCGGATCGGAGATACCGATACCTCAAGCGCACTGCTTCAGGATGCTGAGTATGATGCCATGATCGCGGCGGAAAGCTCCCTGAATCGGCGCCTCGCGTCCTGTCTGGAAGCCATTGGCCGCAAGCTTCTGAGGCAGCCCAACTTCGCCCTCGACAAGTGGCGAGAAGATCGGCATGAGGTCGCCAAGTCGTTCCTTGCCGAGGCCAAGGACCTCCGCAAGCGTTCTGCCGCCCAGGGTGTCTTCGCAGGCGACATTTCCAAGACTACCAAGGACGCGCAGGAAGAGGACACTGACCGCGTAGCCCCGTTTGCTCACATGGGCATGGACCAGTTCCCCGGATTGACGGGGACAGAGCCTGATACCAGCGCGGACGATGAGTGAGTAATGGCGATCACCGAGAGGTTGCTAGCGCGAGAGGAAGAGGAGTTTCTGCGACTCTGGCAGCGGGCGGCAGCGCGTCTGAAGCGTATCATCTCCTCCCTCAAGGCCAGTGACTTCAGCCGCCGGCGTTCCCGTACCCTGCTCTCCCAGGTAGAAGCCATCATCGCCGATCTGCAGAACGGCACAGAAAACTGGCTGGATCGTACCTTGCCGAGGGCGTTCAAGTACGGATTCGACTGGCGGGGCGTCGGGTTCAAGCCGGGAGACTTTGGCGTGTTTGCCACCATCCCGCGGGGCGCGGTCGACGCAGTTATCCTGAGCATTGCTTCAGACTGTCGTGAGGCGCTTGCCAGCGTGGCCCCCAACCTCGGAGATATCTTCACCTACTCCCAGCAGGCAATCGTGACGGAAACCCAACTGATGGAACAGGTGGCGGCCAATCTGATCGAGGGCAAGGGGCCGCAGGCATTGGCGCGGGATATTGCCCGCACGCTCCGGGATGGGGCGCTTGACCGACTTGACGACGCAGTCGAGGGGGCGGTCAGCGAGGAGATGAAGGCGCGGATCGCGCAGACCGCGGAGGGGCGGCATATCAGCATCTTGTGCCGAGACGGGAAGTGGCGGAACTACTCGCTCCGCACCTACTCGGAAACGGTGGCTCGCACGAGCACGCGTATGGCGCAGACCGAGGGCACTCTCCAGAGTTGCCAGCAGTTGCATATCGACCTCGTGCAAGTCAGCGTCCATGCGAACCCATGCCCCGCCATCTGCGCACCGATTCAAGGGAAGGTATTCTCCGTCTCCGGTGGCCATCCCGACTTCCCGGCGCTGTCGACCGTTGGCAGGGCGCCCTATCATCCGAATTGCCGCCACGTCATGCTGCCGGCGCCGGAGGAGTATATGCGCGGGCGCGGCGTCTACGACACTCTGCGCGAGTTTTCGTATTCTCGGGAGCAGGTGGCCGACGCGTACGGCTACCGTGATCTTTTAGCAGGGATCCCGCAGGGAGTGCCGGCATGAGCGCGGCACTGACTCCAGATTGGCTTTTCGAGCATGAGATCATCGTCCACCACTACGAAGCTGGACCATACGGGACGTTGGCAACGCCGGTGTCGGCAACGGAGGATGTGACGGGACACATTCAGCTTTCTTCTCACGTCATCAGGACGCGCGAAGGCGAGGAGTTGCAGGCGCGCGGGGCAGTGACGCTGCCCTATACCGTGATTCTCGGACCGGATGATGAGATCGAGCACGCCGGCGAGTTCTACCGGCTGGCAAACATCTCTACCCCGAACCTCGGCGGGTCGACGAATGCCTACACGAGAGCGGAGCTGATCTGATGGCTAGTAACGTAGATACCAGTCAGGTGGAGGCGGGGTTGCAGCGTTGGGGTTACGCGGTGCGGGAGGCCTTGGCCGAGGGGCTAGGGCGCGGCGGAGCTCAGTTGCTCAACGACGCGGTTCAGGAAATTCCGACCGTGCCGCTCGAATCGGGCTACCTGCGCGGCTCGGGGTCGGTGTTCGTCAACGGGAAACTGGTGATGACAAGTCCCCAGGGGGTGGCCGGCGGCAGCCCCGCCATATCCGATGATGATCCCGCCCGAGGGCGCGCCGAAGTTATCTGCCGCGTCGGCTTCAACACCGTCTATGCCGCCGTGCAGCATGAGGGGCGGTGGGAGACTGGGCCCTTGGCGGGCGTGGAGATCGCGCACTACACGGAGCCGGGTTCTGGCAGATACTACCTGCTCACTCCGCTCCAATCGCATGGCGAGGAGTATATCCAGACGGCCATTGACTACACGCGAAGAGCCTTGGGGATGTGACGATGGCGCGATTGCTCGTCGAGATAGCTGAATACCTGGCAGCGCAGACGGGTTGGACGCTGGAAGCCGACCTGTTCGCCTATGGATTCCCGCCACAGGGGGCGGATACGGCGGTGGCGCTGCTCGATGGGCCCGGCCGACCGGAGGCCGTGAGGCCGTTGGCTGAGTTGGGCGATTTCGATGTGCAGATGATCTCGCGGTCGCGACAACCCGCCGAGGCCGCGCAACGGGCGGATATCGTGATGAGCAAACTGCATGGGTTGTCGGTTACGGACCTTGGCACATGGATCGTGCAGTACGCGGTCGCAACGCAGACGCCCTACCCAATGGGCTATGACAGCCGGGGGCGGTACGAGTACGTGAATCACTACCGGATGCGTGCGACGGCCGGTAGCTAACATAACCGCATAACAGGCCGAGGCAGGCGGCTGGCCAGCCGCCGGAACTGCGGACCCAAGCCCCGATTCCTCTGCAGAGGGGGGAGTCGGGGCTTTGCCTTTGGCCGTACTACTCGGCGCAGAAGGCGCCAAGGGAGATAGCATAGCAATGGCAGGTGCATACCCAGAGCAACTAGAGCTGGGGCCGTGCGAGATCTGGTTCGGCACGGCCGGCGCCGAGTTGAGTATCGGCGCCATGGTCGGCGGCGCGACCCTGAGAGGTGAGACGCTGCTGGCCGATCTCAAGAAGGACAGTTTCGGCGACGGGATCTACGATCAGCAGATCGTAGGCGCCAACTGGACACTCGAAGGGAACCTGGGCGACCTCAATATGGCCTCCCTGGAGGATGTGATTCCGGGAGCGGTGCTGACGGACGACGGAGAGGCTACCCCCGTGCAGTCAAAGCTGTCCATTTCGGTTCCCGTCGGGACGGGCCTACGGGACAGCGCCAAGTCGCTCATCCTCAAGCGGATCATCTCGGGCGAGGTGTCCACTGATGAAGATAATTGGTGGACCTTCCCGATCGCGGCGGTGGTAAGCAACGTCGAGTTGGTGTTCGATGCTACGACGCAGCGGCGCATTCCCATCACGTTCCGCATTCTGCCCGACCCGAGCACGAAGCTGCTGGGCTATAAGGGCTACGTGGCTCCGGCCTAAGGGCCAACTCTAAGGAGGACATAATGTCCGAAACTGAAGGTGCGCGCAAGCGCAGGCTGGATCTCGACGCGCTGCTACAAGAGACAGCGCTGGAAGTCGTCATTGGAGGGAAGACCGTCTGCCTGACCGATGTGCCGGTGAAGGCGGCTCTCCGCGCGGCCGAACACGAGGGCAAAAAGGCAGACCCGGAGGCTGATTGGCAGTTCGTCAAGGATATTCTCGTGGCGAGCTGCGTTGAGGAGATCGACCGCGACCAACTCATAGCGATCCTTGACGGTGTCGGCATACGTGCTCGACATGCGTTGACCATGAGTGTGCTCGATTTTTTCGAGCCCTCCGACCTGATTCAGAAGCTCCCGCTCAGCGAGAAGTTGAAGGCGAAGCTTCAGATTGGGTTGGAGCAGTCTCCGACTACCTCGACGCCTACCACATTCCCGCCACCGACGCCGGAGTGAACGCCGTGCTGGCCATGCCGGTGGGCCGCTTCCTCGTCCTCCTGGAGGCGGCTCGCCGGCGGGCCGCCAATCTGCGGTTGTGGGCGACGCAGATAGCGGCCTTCCCGTGGATGGAGGGGGCGGACAGACAGAAGATGGTCGCCGCCTTGCTGGAGCAGGCGGAGACGCAGGAGGAGAGGGAGGCGCGCTGGGATGCGGGCTGGCGCAGGTTGGATGGAGTATTGAGCGGAGCGCAAATCGGAACGGTGCGGCGCTTGGAGTCCTAGCATGGCATTCGATATTGGGGCGGTTGTCGCTGAACTACGGCTGAATACTGCTCAGGCAGAAGCCCAAGGGCGGCAGTTCATTCAGGGGCAACAGCGCACGATGTCCGCGGCCTGTGATGACATAGCCCTTCGGTGGTCTCGCGCGAACATGCAGATCGCGCAGGGGACACAGCAGGGACTGGCCGCGCAGCAGCAACATCTCCAAACCTTAAGTAGATTCATCGATCAGAATATAAGCGCATCCAGCATAGCACAACGGGAGGCCGTTGCTAAGGCCCGTCAGGAGTTCTTGCGACTGGAGGGGCAACTGACGAATACTGAAGCAGCCGCCCAATCCATGTTCATGCGCTTCAACGCCGGTGACGCCGTGCTGGCCACCAGTACCGGGAATGTGCGATGGTTGGCTACCGCCCTCGGTGGACTGGGTGCGAAGATCGGCCTCGTCGTCGCGGTTATGATGACGTTCATCACTGTCGCAAAGCAGTTTCACTCCGTCATTGATCGCGGCATCGGGGCTATCGATCGTATGCGCATGACCGCCGCGCAGATGGCCGCGAGCATCCAAACCGCCTACCCGGAAGCACCCTTTGAGAGGGCGATTGACGCAGCCAAGTCCCTCATTCCCCTCGTCGAGCGTCTTGACGTATTGTACTCGGGGACCGGCGAGGACCTCACCGAACTCGCCAATGCGATGCTACGGTATGGGGCCGCAGCCGATGTGATGAGACTCGTTGGCGACGAGACGGGGGAGACGGCCGCTCAGTTTGTCGCACTCGCCGAGGCCATCAAAGCGCAGACGGGCAGTCTGAATTTCCAGTACCAAGTCCAACAGGAGATCCGCGCCCTCATGTCGGGAACCGCCAATCAGGGCGCACAGTTGCTTCGGAATCTGCAGTCGCAGAACTCCGAAATCAAGGATATGGTCACTGGTTGGGGCCAGCAGGGGACGCTCCTCGAAAATATCGCCCCCTACTTGGAGGGCTATGTCAAGGCATCGCGCGAGGTTTCTGAATTGCTCTCCAGCCAGCGGGCCACCTGGCAGACCATTGTCGACCGGCTCCTGCGAACGGCTGTCTTGCCAGCCTATGAGGATGTGGTCAGCCTCCAGCAGGCCGCCAATAAACTGCTGTTCGATCAGGAGGGTAAGCTCACCGAGATCGGCCGGATACTCGTCACGCAAATCCAGAGCGCGTGGCAGTCCACACGAATGATCGTCACGATGGTCTTCGAGATCATCCGCACCCTCGCCCCGAAGACTGAGAATTGGGCAGATGCGACGGCGAAGGTGGCGCGCGACATGCTCACAGTGCTGAATGTAGTCGTGGAGATCGCCACCAAGATGCGTGAGATGTCCGTTCTGTCCGCCAACCTGGGGAACCTCATTAAAGCGGCCATGGTCACGGGGAATCTGTCCATCGTGACAGACGCATACGGGCAACTCGTCGTTCTCAGTTCCCGCTACCGCGAGGAGGCGGAGCGGATAGCGAGGGTCGGGGCGATTGAGGAGGCGGCAGGTGCCGGATTCGAATGGCCTTTCGATCCCAGGGCTGCCGCCGCAGACGCTGCCGAAGCCCACAAGGCGGCAATCGACGCGCTGAA